TCAGGTAGTGTTGTAGGCTCAATAGAAAGAGGAAACTTATTATTAGCAAATAGAACATCAACGATTTGACCATAAGCAGCAAGCGTTTTAGTTTTAGTAACTTTAATAAATATGCGAGATTTTTCTGCTTCAGTAAACTGAACATCTGGACCGTACAATCCTCTATAGTTTCTATATGCTCGTAACCAACGCTCTTCATCTTGATAACGATAATCTTCAGCACGGCTATAGCGTTCCATTATAAAAGGGATTATATTAGATACACCAGCATCAAATTCTACAGAATCATCTGTATCTTCTAATGCAATAGCATCATCTTCAATCATAATTTCATCTTCAGCCATATTTTATTCCTTAGTATCCAAAGGTAGCATCTGCAACTTGCATACCGCCACCGGGCCTACCCATAGGGTCATAATCAAATATACTAAACCTTGGTCGTGACATTATACCATATCTTAACGCATCGTACAAGTGGTCTTCTGCTTTCGTGTCCACATCTTCTGGATTCTTTTTATCCAAAGGTATGGACGGTAGTTGGGAGATGATGTTTGTGCAACTATTAAAGAAAACAAGTCTAGGTTCCTCTGTAAATTCATCTACCTGTAAACGTCTGTGTATTTCGTTTTTACCTGCTACACGACTACCACGGCTTCGGTCTGATGGTCTCCACCTGCAGCCTCTACTTATCATTTGCTCCGCAAGAGAAGGGCCAGTATCACCACGCTTGTGCCAAAGAGAACTGTCCAAAACACCGTACTTAATATTACCATCTTCAGCTTCCAACTCTAATATCATATCAGCCAAGTCAGTAGCTAAGACTTTTGACACATACAATTCCCTGTACACAATGATTTGCTCAGACGGTGCGACAGCGCACCATACAACACCACTGTAAGAACCATAGCCGTAATCACATGCTCTAAACTTAACCCAATTGTTAGGAATATTAAAAGGTTCAATAACATGAATATCACGGTCAAACTCTGTGAACGCAGCACCTTCTTTAATATCCCAATCACCGTCCAAGAGTTGTCTGCGCTGTTGCTCTGGGAGCGACAAGAGCATAGCTTCGTAGTCACCTGTTTCAGAAAGATACGGGTTGTCAGATAGTCTAGCAGGAATGAACCTACGTTTAAATAATGGCTTCCCAGCTTTGCTATGCCCTGCTGGATATCTGAGAATTTCATGTGTTTCAATATCTGTCGCATCGTAAGCCTTGTTATAAGGTGCTGGGTCAATAAACATTTTCTTTACCCAGTGATGACCTCTTCCACCGGGGTTTGTAGTTGCCCTCATAAAGATAGGCAAATCAGGGGCAGTGGACCGTAGACGACTTCGCATGTAATTCCATGCATATGGGTTTCCCCATTGGGTCAGTTCGTCAAAGCCTATCCAGCTAAAAGCTAGACCCTGATAACGCAGGACATCTTCATCTCTGTCAAGGTACGACATCCACAACCTCGCACCAGATGGCGCAGTCCACTGCATCTTTCTTTCTGACCACTTTATTCCGGGCCAGATTTTTGGATAGAGTTCTTGTGATTTAAATATTAGTTCACGTAACTCTTCCGTAGTGTGTCGGAGCAGCAGACCACTAAACTGTGGATGCCCCATGTAACGAAGTGGGTCTGCAAGCATGGCATATGATTTACCACCACCTGCTGAACCACCGTAAAGAACCTCACGTTCACTTGCTGCAAGAAAGTCTGTTTGTGGGCCGGGGTTAGGTTTGAATAATACATTAGCATGTTCTTCAACTGCTTCTGTTTCGTATTCAATATCCTGTATATTAACCTGCGGCTTTTGCGCCTGTTCTTGCTTCTTCAATTTCTTGCGCTTTGGCGATTGCCTTTTCCGCATACTCTGCCCACTTGCGGAGGCTTTTAGCTTGGTTCTTACGCTGTCGCTCATGTTGTAACCGCTTTCTTAATCCTACATGCGATATGTATCTACCGCTATTTGTACTAAGCCAGTTAGCTACCTCACGATAGCTGTATTGATTTGTATACGCTCTGGCCTTTTCAAGCAAATCCAACTCAGTTGGAATGGGGTCAAGAATGTCGGGGTCTTCTTCATTTTGCTTGTAACCAAATGGTACAGTACGTGCAATACGTGGTATCTGTACCCATTCGTTTTCTTCTTTAATGTCTGTTGGCTGTGGAAGTTTCCACTGCCCTGCTGTACGTGTCATTTGTTTTTGCGATTATCTTTTACTGTAACTGGATTCACGTAGTTTTTTGTGGGCATACCACCATTACTAAGTTTATTCTTTTTTCCTTTAGATTTAGGAAGCAATTCAGGTGCTACAAGTTTAATAATTCTTAGAGTCTGCATATCCCCTGTTCTTACAGCATCCTTAACTATATCTTTCATTGCTTGAATTTCTTCTTTAGAATCTGCCATTAGTCTTCATCCTCTACTTTAGCTTTAGCTGGCATAAGCATCACACCACCTGCTGCTTCTACCTGCACCTTCTCTGTTTTAATTAAACCTGTACGGTCAAGCAACTCTTTAGCTGCTGACATCTTATCACGAATACCAAGTTCAGTTGGGTCATACAGAGCGTGTGTCATAGCCATTGCAGCTTTAGGTGCATTACGTGCCATGTACATCTGCGTTGCTTCTAGTATCTCTTCCTTGAGACCTTTTACAATTGCAGTTGTAGCAGTAGTTTCTGAATACCCTGCCAGTTTCTTAGCGGCAACTACGTCACCGCCAGCCTCTTCAAAGAGGACTTCCAGAAACTTCTGTTGTCTTTCGTTTAGTTCTCTAGCCATTAGTCTAACAACTTTTTAATTTTGTCAATTACCTTAAAACCTAAAAATGTATCTTTATTTGTATACTTTTTTACATAATTAGCTTTCATTCTTGCAGGTGCATTAGCTGGATAAGGTTTTGGTTTTGCACCTGATGGTTTTTTCTTTTTCTTTTTAGTAAAACCTATTTGTTCTGATATAGATGTCATTACTTTAACTCCCCGTGATGCATAGCATGTGCTAACTTATGGCTGCGTCCTTTTACCTGCACAGCCCAACGACTGTCTAACATCTCACGTGATGCAGTAGGAAAGTCTCCTTCATGCACAGCAGCCCACATTTTTTTAAACCCGTTTAGTCTTGGAACACCCATATTAAATGCCATGTCCACTAGTACAAGTTGACGTACAGCGTCCAACTCTGCCACGCAAGGGTGCGCTTTAAGCAGTTCATCCTCGACTATCTGCACGTCATTCTCTAATAGATACGCAGCATCAGCCTCAGTAATACCATGCTCGTACACTGCTTCTATGTTTGGAAAATCCATAGTATCAAGTTCTTCTTGAGTAATACCTCTATCTTCAAGGTTTCTACCTACACCAATTGTATCAATACCAAGTGTATCCTGATAGACTTCAAGACGCAAACCTTCACTTTGAACAAGCTGTTTAATTAAATGTGTACGAATATATTTCATTTACTACCCCTTGATTCTCTACCTAGATAGATACCATACACACCTGTCATAACACCCATAATAACAGATACAAATGCTGACTGTTGTGTTGTAGGGTCTTCTAAATTCATAAACCATTCTGCACAACGCCATGACATTGCAACCGAAGCAATCATAGTTAACTTGGCTGTAACATTAAATTGTAGCCATCGTTTCCACCAATCAACCATTATCTACGCCTTAGTGTTCTACGACCCATTCCACCGCCCATACGCCTACGTAGGCTTGTACCTCTGCTACCTCTACCCCGTGCTTGCGCTGCTCTTCTTTGCGCTGCTAACCTTGCACGTTGTTGTGCAGTCATTCTTCCAGTTGCTGGCCTTCTTTGTGCTGCTCTTCTTTGCGCTGCTAACCTTGCACGTTGTTGTGCAGTCATTCTTTGTGCTGGTCTACGACTTAATGGTCCACCTCGTCCACCGCGAGTTCCACTACCCATTCTACCAGAAAGTAAACCAAGTTTACCATCAGGGCTGCGGCGTGTACCACCTACACGTCTTAATCCAGTAGGTGAAGTTCTTGTACGACTTAATGGTCCACCTCGTCCACCGCGAGTTGGAACTCCTCTAGGGCCTTGACTTGACCCACGTGGTCTACTTCTTAGTGGTCCTCTACCTATTCTTCCTCTGCCACCTGTTGGTTGTCTAATGGCTCCTCTACTTGTAACACGTCTTCTCATAACTATTTTCCCTTCCCAAAAAATTTAGTTGCGCTTCTAACTCCAAATGAAGCAGCTACGATTACACCAAGACTATACTGATACCACTCCGGCATTTTATTAAGTTGTTCAAATCCATTTTGTACTACACCTTCCATGCCGGGTATAAAGGCTAATATTAATGGAATGCTAAATAAAATTACTAACCACTCGTCTTTCCAACTCGATGACGAAGCACGAGCCATTTCAATATCCCAATCAATTTCGCCAGTGGCTTTTTTCTCCATGATAGCCGCTTCAGCTTTAGCCTTTGCGACATTAGCATTTGCTTTTGCCTTTGTTTGCTCAACTTTGCCATCCATCCAACTCCCTGCTATATTAGCTATTGGACCTATTAGTGCCGTCCACATTATGAACCCCTTCTGAATTTAGCAGTTTTCTTTGATATCGCTTTAGGCTGTCGGACGAACTGCTTACCAGCACGAGTTCCTTTTCTTTTAGCAGCGGTTGTTGCTGCGTACTCTTGCGGCGTAAGCGACTTGATTGCCGCTGTCGGTAAATACCGTTCACCAGTTTTACTGGACGGTTTCCCACTTTTAGTTCTCCACTTCTGTTTGCCCCAATCCTTTAAACTTTTTTGTGGTCCTTTAAGTGTCATTACATGCCCTTCAAATAAAATGCCCAAGCAACTAATGCAGCTAAACCAAACAATCCTACTATACACAGTATAGCTACAGTACCTATTTCAATCCAGTTTTGTATCTTTCGTCTACGTGCCTCTGCTGCAGCTAATCTATCTTTACGTGCTTGCGCTTGAAACTTTATCCAATCGTGCCACAGTCCGGGTCTACCAGTGTATATCATAAGCTGCTTCAGTTCTTCTTCCTGCTGCTTTAGTTTTTCAAGATGCATAAACTCTTCTAAGTCTGCACCACCTACACCCCGTCTTTTCTTTTCACCTTTTCTGCGTAGGTCTTCTGTAGCATTTACATATTTACCTACTTGTGAAGCAACATCAGCAATCTCACGTCCATTTTTGATAGCCATCTTGATTGCTGCAAATGCTGCATTGGCTGCGGCTATCTCTGCTAACATTTGCTACTCCACAATCTTTACGATGTAATTTTTTCCATCTGGACCTTTACTAATTTCAACCACTCGTGACTCACATGCATATCGCACATTGCCTGTATCTTTGTACAAGTTTCTTTCTATCGTGCGCTTTGCCTTTAAACACTTTGACAGCTTTTGGTATGCTGTGTGTTCAGCTACATCTCCTGCAAGATAGAGTATTAGTGTGATAGCCTCGTTAATCATGTTTTCCGTTTCTCATCTTTTCAAGTCTGGCTTCTATAGCACTAATACGTTTCTCATAGAACTCCAATGTTAATTTCTGTTGCTGGTCATGTGGCGCACGACCTTCATCTATTTGTGTAGCTAGTTCATCTAACTGGTCAGAAAGATGCTCAATCAACATGAACTGTTCGCTGTCGGCAGGTAGACTGCCCATCTCACCACGAGGCCACTTAATGCGAAACTCAGTATTCTGTTCTAAGTCAGACTCCATCATTGTGATGTTAGTCTCTATTTGATTAAGACGCTCTATAATACCAAAGTATGCCCACGTTGCTAATGA